AAAAATAAAAAACCAACAAAAAAAGATATTTACGAATTATTAGTTTTACACTATTGAAAAAAATTGAATAAGAATATAAATATATATATACATATATATTAATGAACAAACCTATTGAAAAGATGGAACCAAAAAAAGGAAAAATATTTAGACGTAATGATGATAAGCCTAAAGTAAACCCCCAAGTTCAATTAAATACAATTTCTAAATTCTATTTGGAAACTGCGAATGAAAAATATAGTGAATATGAAATGGAGGCTAAATTTGGGACAAGAGGTATAAAACCAATAACTAAAATAGATTATGATAATGTTGTTAAAAAACTAAAATCATTAGGTTATGTATCTGAAAATGAAAAGGGAACATGTATATTAAAAATACAACCAGAATTTTTAGATACTTATACAGGCGAATTTAAAACTTCTGGTAATTTTGATAAGTTTCGCGTTGAAATAACTGGCATTACAAATATTCAGGATTATTGTAGAACCGATAATCTTCAAACAATTAATAATTTATCACCAAATAATATTAACATATTAAGAAAATTAGATGTAAAACAACCTAATAACAAGGAAGAAAATATGGCTAGTGCTGATTTTAATGATTTTAACTTTAGAGTGACAATAAAAAATGAGAATAAAATTTATAAAAACAGCAAAATTGGGTTAGACGTGTTTGATAAATGGAATAATTCTAAAAAAATATTTAGATATATGAACCGTGTATCTTTTACATCACCTAAACCAGAATATCCTTTTCGTATTGATCTAAGTATTGTTAAGGCTTCTACGAAAAATGATAAAGGAATAATGATACAAACTTATAATATCGATGAATCCAATGTTTTTAAAAATCAGGAATTTTTTGAAATAGAAGTAGAAGTATTGCCAACTGCAAAAAACATATTTAAAACAAATATTGAATTATCTAATGCGTTACAAAAAGTTTTAAAAGATGTTTTATGCGGTCTTCAAAAAACAAATTATCCTATTTCTTATCCTGAACAAAAAGAAACTTTACAACATTATCATAGATTACTATTTGAAGATGACTATGTAAAAAAAGGAGAAACATATATACCAAAAGAGAGAATTTATCCGAGTGATTTTATTGGTCCTAGTTTAGTAACTTTAGGAATACAAAATATTGGTCCTTTAAATCCTGATATAATTGTTCCAAATATTACAGAACCATTTGGTTACTGTGTGACTGAAAAAGCGGATGGAGATAGACATTTATTATATGTAAATCCAGTTGGAAAAATATATTTGATAAATATGAATATGAATATTATATTTACTGGTGCAAAAACAACAGAAGAAAAGTGTTTTAATTCATTATTAGATGGGGAATTGATATTACATAATAAAAAAAACCAATTTATCAATACGTTTGCTGCATTTGATATTTATTATGTGAATAAAGTGGATGTAAGAGCTAGACCATTTGTTCACGTATATTCAAAAGCTGAACAATATTTTAAAGATGGTTGTCGTCTTCCAATGTTAAAAGAATTCGTTGCTATTATTCAACCAACAAGTATACTTACAAAAGTAGAAGAGAATAAAAATGCATTACAATCCCTCTTAAATAAATATAAAGGAATGAATAAAAGCCCTATAATAATAATATCTAAGAAATTTTATCCATTATTTGATGCTATCGGTGAAGATGCCCCCAGTGCAATGTCAAAATATAATATTTTTGAAGCGAATAATTATTTATTACGAAGAATTGCTGATAACTTATTTGATTATGAAATTGATGGTTTAATCTTTACACCAACGCTTTTAGGTGTTGGTGGTAGTAAGGTACTCGAAGCTGGACCTAAGAAAAAAATAACATGGCCGTATATATTTAAATGGAAACCATCTATAGCTACTCAAACTTTTCCTCAAAGTTATAATACAATTGACTTTCTTGTAGTAACAAAAAAATCCCCCGATGGAACTGATATGGTCACACCTATTTTTGAAAATGGAATTAATAATTGTGAAACCACGCAATATAATCAATATAAAACACTTGTTTTAACGGTTGGTTTCGATCAGTCAAAACACGGTTATATTAATCCGTGTCAAGATCTATTAGATGATAAATTTTCAGATCCAAAAGACCCAGATAATGAAGATGGATATAAGCCAAAACAATTCTTTCCATCCAATCCATACGACCCAATGGCTGGTTTATGTAATGTTATGTTGGAATTAGATGGGAACGGTTCGTATCAAATGTTCACAGAAGAAAGAGAAGTATTTGAAGATAAAACTGTAGTAGAATTTAGATATGATATTACTAAACCTGGATTATGGAAATGGGTTCCAATGCGTGTTAGATATGATAAAACAGCTGATTTTAAAAATAATATTGGGGTTGGAGCGAATGACTATAAAACTGCCGATAATAATTGGCATTCAATTCATAATCCAGTAACTGAAAAAATGATTGCTACAGGTGAAGGAATTCCTGGAATAGAAGTGTCCGATGATGTATATTATAATAGCGTAACGAATGATAAAATCACACAGAGAATGCGTGATTTTCATAACCTATATGTAAAAAAAACACTGATACAAGGTGTTTCAAAGAAAGGTAACACACTGATTGATTTTGCGTGTGGTAAAGGAGGTGATTTTCCTAAATGGATAAATGCTGAACTATCATTTGTATTTGGGATTGATATTGCAAAAGATAATATAGAAAATAGATTAAATGGTGCGTGTGCGCGTTATTTACAATTTAAAAAAACTACTAAAAATATGCCGTTTGCTTTATTCGTAAATGGAAATAGTTCTCAAAATATTAGAAGTGGTACAAATATGTTTAATGATAAAGCTAACGAGATTACAAAATCCGTCTTTGGTTTAACAGGAATTAATAAAAATTTAGGACCCGCTGTAGAAAGACAACACGGCAAAGGTGCAAATGGATTTGATGTATCATCGTGTCAATTTGCGATTCACTATATGTTTGAAAATAAAAGAACCTTTTATAATTTTATTAGAAATATAGCCGAATGTACAAAACTAAATGGATATTTTATTGCTACGTGTTATGATGGACAAACTATATTTAATATGTTAAAGAAAAAAAATCAGGGTGAAAGTAAAGAAATATATATTGATGATAAAAAGGTTTGGTCGATTACGAAAGATTACGATTCTACTCAATTTGAAGATAATGATAGTTGTTTAGGTTATAAAATTGATGTATATCAGGATTCGATTAATCAAACCCTTTCGGAATATTTGGTTAATTTTGATTTATTAACCAACACGATGGAGAAATATGGCTTTACACTATTAACCAGAGAAGAAGCCAAACATATAGGATTACCAGAAGGTAGTGGACTATTTTCTGAATTATTTAATTCAATGATGAATGAGATAAAACGAAACCCTAAAAAAGAGAGTGATTATAAAGATGCAATATATATGAAAGACTATGAAAAAGATATTTCATTTCTAAATCGCTTCTTTATATATAAAAAGACATCGACAAGGAATGCTGAAAAATTAACCAAGGCTTTATTAGACCAATTACCAGATTCAATAGAATTTGAAGAAAAAGGCACATTATTAGCTCGTGAAGCAGTTGAACAGGCGGAGGAAAAAATAAGACCAAAGGGACGAAAATTAAATGATAAGTTAAAATTACAAGATGCTACCGAAGCGTTAGAAGAAATTGTTCCAAAAACGAAAACGAAAACGAAAAAGGTCATTGAAGGGGATGACCAAATACAAATTGTACCAAAAAAAGCAACACGAAAAAAGAAAGAAGTAGTTTTTGATATTATAGATTAATTGTAAAAAGATATAAATAGTATTAATTATATTATAATAATCTTATGAATTATAGTATAATACCAAAAAATAATTTTAATACCAATATTAGTTTAAATCTAACTACTGAAGATATAAAACCATATATTTCTTATAGTCTTTTTTTTTATTTAAATGATATATATAAACAATTATTTAAGTTAGATACTAACACTAACCTTAATAAAGAACAAAATATAAATGACATAAATATAAATGACATAAATATAAATGACATAAATATAAATGAATTAAACATAGAATTAGAATATATAAATAAAATAGTAAATCCTTTTGAATTTATTCATAGTAATGTTCCAGGGTCTATTTTATCGGTTAGTAAAGTAAAACCAGACGCAAGTATATTTTTTGAATTAATTGAGATTTTCCAATTATGTAATTTGCACGACTTTATAATAACAAAAAATAAAATAAATATAGCTCATTTGACCCCAAATTATACATCTACAAATTATATATTAAATATGTTAAGGGAAGAGAATAATGATTATATTATTACCGAGGATTTTGATTATACTCAATTATATAATATGTTTATAACTAACAAATTTGAAAAAAAATTAGATTTAATTATTTGTGAGTTTAAACAATATGATTATAATAACAAAAAAAAATATAATCTTAATATGTTGTTAGTTTTAATAATAATTATAAAATATCAATCAAATAATGGAACATGTATAATTAAAATTGATAATCTATTTTACAAGGGAATAATAGATATTCTTTTATTATTATCTTCTTTTTACGATAAAGTCATTATAGTAAAACCAATTATTAGTAATATTACAAAGGGAGAACGATATATAGTATGCAAAACATTTAATTCTAATACATTAGAACACGTAAATATTACTAATCAATTAGAAGAACAAATAATACCAAAAATAAATAATACTGAATTATTACGTGACAAATATATAGTTTCATTAATTAATGAAGATATTCCGTATCATTTTTTAAATAAATTAGAAGAATCAAATGCGATAATTGGGCAACAACAATTAGAGGCGTATGATTTAATGATTAATATTTTTAAAAATAAAAATCGTGATGAAAAAATGGATATTTTAAAAAGACATAATATTCAAAAATGCATTCAATGGTGTGAAAAAAATCAGTTGCCTCATAATAAATTTATTGATAAAGTAAATATATTTTTAACACCCAAAAAAAATGAAATAGAATATGACTTGAAAGACGAAAATACTTAGAATATAAATAATTATATATATAAATATTTATATTTTTTTATTCTTATTTTTATTTTTATTCTTATTTTTATTTTTATTCTTATTCTTATTCTAAGCGGTTAAAACACGAATATTATCAAAATAGGTTGAATTACTTATACCATCTTTATTTGAAAACCCCGCTCCTCTTGCTTGTGTAGAACCAATCGTATTTCCAGCTGAAAAACTATTAACTGAATTATAGGTATGATATTCAGCTCCATTTGTTTTTGTTTTACATATTAGTTTGTTTTGATGCTGTCCTTGGAAAAAGAATGGATTACCAATATATGTTTGTGGTTGACAAGTTGGTGCTTTATCTTTATAAATATACGGAACACGTGGGTCAAATCCGTATTGTATAGCAGTAGCAATATTTACTGGATTACCTTTACCATTCTTTAATTTTTGTTGGTTATATGCTGATTTAGTAATAGTATCCACATTTAATTTAAGAATTCTGGTACTGCTTGATACACCACCCTGTTTTGCAAATTGTGGATTATTTGGTTTATAAAATACTTGAGCGCAACCTTTTGGATTAGACGGACCACTAATTATTGAACCATTATACGGGTTTGCCGCTAATTGATATAAATAATCGATTACAATTTTATATTGCTCTTTTGTTAGTATGTTTTGTAAAGAGGTAATGAAAGTATCCACTGATAAAGGAGATGTACCTATTAATATATCATATTCACCAGAAGATATAAATCCCGCATCTAATAATGATCGTGATAAAGAATTAATAAAACCAATTTCAACAGCCTTTTCAATAGTAAAATTTGGACTACATTGAGCTACATAGTAATTAGCAATTGAAAGTGGGTCGCCTGGTTTAGAATATTCAATAATTTTAGCAGTAACAAATGGGTAAGCTATAAATAATTGTAGAATTTTTTTGTCAATTGGGCCAACAATAAAATTAAATTGTCGCTGTTGGAATGTTTGACAGCGATTATATAAATACATATACGTAGTTTGATAATAATTTTTTTTAACATTCGTATTTGTTGGTAACACTCGTTGTAATGCTTTTCTTTGTTGGTTACAGCATAACAGAGGATTAGTTACAGTAGGCTCAGGTTTTTCAGTTAAATTTCTAATAGGCATCCAATTTGAAACTATTCCTACACCATTACAATTTTTACATTCGGCATCAATATTTAAACCATCTATTGATTTTTCTTTTAATCCATTATCTTTAACAATAAACGATCCAGGCATATCAATCGTTTGAGAAATGAGACCTGTGCCACCATTACCACCTCCCAATGATGAACCTACCGAAGATTTAACTGCTCTGTTTATATTATACTCAATTAATTTAGTTTCAATATTTTCAGCGGTACTATTTTCAGCGATTCCATTTTCAGCGATTCCATTTTCTACGTTACTATTTGCATCTAATTTAAAATGAATAGGAATAACTGTTCCTTTTCTATAATGCTTAATT